TGCGGCCTGCTGCTCCGCACGCTCCCGCTCCCGGATCTGACGGAGACGCTCACGCTCAGCCGTCTGCCACGCTCGGGCAGTCGTACGGGATGCCCGCTCCTCCTCCCGCACCGTGTTCTGAAGAGCCCTGCGAGTGGCCGCAGAAGTCTGATCAAGAAGCTTTTGCTTCTTCTTCTCCAGCTCCGCAGCCTCACGGAACCGCTTGCCGGCCTCACGGCCGTACTCCCTGGTGATCTCCTGCTCAATCCGCTTCAGGACCTTCTTGGAGTCCTGAGCGCTCCGCTGGATCTCCTTCTGGGCCTTCTCCGCAGCCTGCTTCGCCTTCCTGGGGACCTGCGCCACCTGAGTGGCGATTCCGTCCGACAGAGCCTTACCAGCCTTCTTGCCGGTGGCCCCCATCTGCTTTTCAAGCTGCGCCCGAGCTTCCCGTAGCTGCTTCTGGTTGATCTTCGGGAATACGTCGATGTAACCCGACCCAACCTTGATAGGCCCCCGGCCGCTGCCAGTCGTAGCCATACGGCCTCCTACAAGCTATTCATCCTGTTGAAAAACGCGGCCACTTCTTGGCCTGATGCGAACTGGGGTTTGGGCTTCTGCTTGACCTCTTGCGGCTGTCCCGGCCGCTCGATAGGCTCAGGCAGCTCAATAGGCTCGGCGTCCTCAGCCGAATTCGCCTGAATGAACAAATAGTTGGAGAGTTCGAGGGCATCCGAGATCCGGGCCAACAGGTACTCTTCGACATCCCATTCCGCGGACTCATCCATGGCCATCAGCAACATGGAGCGTCCCGGCTTCTTCAGCAGGGACTTGATGAACACCCCGAGCCGACGAAAAGACAACCGCCCGCGCCACAGGTCGAGAAGATCCACATGGAAGAACTCCTGTAGATCCGCCTCCAGCTCATCACTGTATTCCTGTAGGCAGCGGACGGTGAGAATCAGTTTCCCTCGTCAGAGCCCTGACCCGACGCCTTCAGCACAAGCTCGGAGAACTCTCCGAACTCACGGATGGTCGGCCGAGTCTTGCGGAACTCAACCCACTGGTCCGGTCCGACAATGGCCTCAATGACCTCGAACTCCGACTCGGCGAAAGCCACTTCCATCGGAACGTCCAGCGGGTCAGCAGGCACCGAGTAGGTGTAGCCCTTGTACTCGAAGGTGGCCATCTCCGGGCTCTTGTCCTCGCCCTTCTCCTCGTCGTGAACGGCCTCCGCCTTCTTCGCGGCGTTGACAGTCTTCGGGGCCGTGGTCTTGCGTGCAGTAGCCATGGTGAGTCTCCTGGAAAGCTGCTAGTGAGTGAGAGAGATGAACTTGCCTGAAACGGCAGGTGTGCCAGAATCAGGCAAGTTCTGATGCCGGGGTTTTAGACCTCCCGGCAAGGTCTGAAATCGGCTTAGGAGCCCATGTCCTCGGTGGTCAGGACGTAACCGAGAGAGCCACTCGAATCCATCGCGTCGATGGTCAGCTCGAACTGCTGGCTCTGCGTCCGCTGAAGGGTGATGGCACCACGCTCAGCGACCATGGCGCGGTTGATGACACACCGCCAAAGGTTGTCCTTGTACTTCCAGTCCACGACGATGGAGAACTCCCGCAGCTCGGGCAGCGAGCTGAGGTTCAGTCGGAACTCACCGGTCGGGGTCGGAGTACCACCAACGTCCTCCATGACCTCCTCCCACTCGGCACCGAAGAAGGTCTCAGTGACGAGCTTGGAAGCCTCCAGGAGCGTGGCCTGGAGCTGGAACGCGGCGGAGTCGACGTTGTAAAGGACAGGAGCCGCGGCCTGCCACGCCGGCAGGGGAGTGGTCTGAATGGACGGGGTAAGGGTCACGCCGTTCTCAGAGACGTAGCCCAGAGCCGAGTAACCNNCNGGCGNNGTCTNNCCGTCACCNACCTCNNNCGGCAGAACGAGTGTCGGGCTGACCGGCGCAATGTAGATCATTCCGTCCGGTGCGAACCGGATCTTTTCAGCGTTTCCAGAAGGCATAAAGTGCTCCTAACGGCAACTTGGGGGCAACAAAAAACGGCCCCAAAGGGCCGTGNGTATGCGGATGGTTCAGGCTTGTTGGTAATAGAAGGAGACGACACCGCAGTAGGCGTGCTCCCGAGAGGTGTCGTCCGGCTCGTAATCCGGCATCTCCTCGTCGCGGGAGTCGAGGAAATACAGGTCTCCGACAGTCACACCGTTACGGAGCCCACGCAGGAGGAGATTCCGCACCTTGAAGGACAGCTCTGCGGCCTCCTCGCGGTCGAGCGAGTAGACCTCATAGGCCACATAGACCCGATCCACTTCGGCATCCCTGTCCCTGCGGTAGCCTCCGTCATGCTCCACGTAGACCGTGGTGTCTCCGACTTCACGGGCTCCCATGTCTCCGGTGACGACAACCTGATAAAGGTCAGGCTGACTCCGGAGATACGAGACCACACAGGCGATGGGATCAAGACTCATTCCACCCTCGCCTTCAGAAGAGCCGATCTCAGGTACCGCTTACCGGGATGCCGCCGGCCGGCCTTGTCGGTCCAGCCGAACTCCTGAAGCAGGGCGTGCCGCACTCGGTCATTCAACTCGATCGTGACGTTGCCGTAGTGCCCCCTGGCATCCTTCTCAACGAAACCGTGGATGTTCTTCTTGATCGTGTTCCAATTAGTCCTCGCGCCCTTGTGCCGGGGCGCATCCCGGACAGCAATGTTCCGGATCTCCGCAACCACCTCGGCAACCAGAGCGCCGCATTCCAGGGTGGAGAACACCTTGTTCTCCCAGCCCCGTTCCATCGTCATCTTGAACTGGCCTTCTCTCATCCGTTCTTCGCCCTCCAGATGATCAGGTGGGTGTGACGGGTTGAGCCATAAGGCCAGAGCCCCGGAGGACCATCGATCTCGTACCAGTCACCGCGCCACAAAACGCGGTGCTGGTCGTCGATCAGCTCGGTGTACGGCAGATAGACATTCAGCCGTGCCTGAGTCAGATCCCTTTCCGGGGACCGGACCTCGAAAGAACGATCGGGCTGGACACTCGCCCGACTGCGGAGAACCAGCGTGGGGTTCGCCCAGTCGAGCTTCTTCGAGTAGGCACCCTCCACCTCAACAGCGGAGTAGACCTCAATCACCTCGTCATACTGGCCCATCAGCAGTCCTCCCGCGTGAGCGTGAGAGTCCCTACTGAGGGCCGGTACCGACGAAGCGCCGACTTGGCGGCCTCAGAGAGGGAATGAGGCGATGAGGACGTGGCGTACTCCACTTCCCGTTCACCAGTCCGCTCCATGGCGAGACCAGGAGTCTGGGACATCCATCGGATGACCTCAGCTGTGGTGACGACCTTCAGCGCAGCCGGCGGGTTGGCGTAGCCCCAAGAGCCGGTGATGGTGGCGTAACCGCTTTCCGGCCAGCACTCTTCAAGCACCAGGAAGTTCCCGTTGAGCCGGTAGTCCTCCACTACGGTCCCGTCGTCCAGGACCACCGAGTCCACGGTCAGGAACGCGCTGTAGCGCCGGGGGATCTCCAGGTACCAACCTCCCTTCGCAGGGAGCTGGAAGCTCTGGCTCTCCCGGCGCTCGAAGTCCTTGCCGCAGTACTCCTCGATGAGGACCGTGCAGTCCTCGATGAACGCCTGAACCTTGGCCTGTTCATCCGTTGAGAGAGGCCACCCAAGACGGGTGGCCACCTCTTCCACTGTGGTAAAAGCCACTCGGGTTACCTCCCGTCTTGGGTCTCAATTCAACTTTGAGATCAGGCACCGCCCGCAGCAGGGTCGTGGCTGGCGATGTCGGCCTCAACGCCCGTGGCAACAACGAGCTGCTCAGGACGGATGACCTTGGCGTCGTAGATCACCCGGCTCTTCACGGCCTGAGTGAACTTGGCCTCGGGCTCGTACGCCTTCATCTCCGCGAACGGGATGACGACGGACACCGCGTTGGTGGAGCCCATGAACAGGTCGACGCTCTTGAACTTCTCGTTGCCCTTGCGGATGAGCTTGTTGTTCGGCCGGATGTGGTCGCCCAGGGTGTTGGCGACAACGACCGGGACACCCAGGATGGTGCCGATGGCACCAGACGGCATGACCGCGTTCCCGCCCCAGTGCGAAGCGTCGATGAAGTGCGGGTCACGCAGCAGCAGCGAGCGCATCCGCGGCGAAATGAACAGGAATCGGTCCTGCGGAGCCGCCTTCACATCAAGGTTCTCCAGCATGGAGACGATGTAGTCGTACACCGTGACCTTGCGGGTGGTGTCGGGGTCGATGGTGGTGGAGCTCACCACGTCAATGGAGCCGTGCAGAGCAGGCAGACCTGAGACCGTCGCGTTCCTGTCCTCGGCACCATTCAGATCCTTGCCCTGAATCGCAGCGAGCAGGGTCAGAGCAACCAGCTCGTCAATGGCCAGAGCAGTCGCCCGAGCACGCTGCGCCACCAGGTTGCTCATCAGGTCGATACCAGCCTTGGTCTGAAGCTGGTGCAGAGCGTCAAGCTCAATGTGGAAGCTCGAACCCTTGGCAACGGTCATCTTGATGTACTCAAGCTGAGCACGGTCAGCCGTACCAATGTCTCCGTACGCCTTCACCAGACCCTTGTCAGTAACGGTGTCAACGAAGTGCGGGATGCGAATAACGTCGCCCTCACGCCGGAACTCGCCCTCGTACTGCCGGTTGGTGACGGTGGCCGAGGAAAGAACCAGGTTCTCTTCGAGATTCTCAAGGAGCTGGGAAATCCAGACTTCGGGAATGAAATGACCAGAGGTGGTCTGAAGTGCGCCGGCACCAGCGTTGTTACCGGCCTGAGTCTGAAAAGACATAGATTACCTCACAAGGTGGGTCAGAGTTCACCTCGCATAAGCGCGTCAAGGCGGCCCTCCTTACGGGCCTTCGCGATTTCTGCGTAGGTCATGTTGGCGAGATCAGCACGCCTGAGCTGGCCTGCTACGGCAGAGCCCTGGCGGCCAAGGCCGAGATCCTGGGAATACTCAGGACCCGCGGCGGGCTTGGGGAGTGACTCCACAAAGGTCTTGATGCGGTCCACAACAGGCAGACCGTCATCACCCACGAATTGCGAGGTGTTCAGAAACTCGACAGGCGGAAGCTGGGCACCAGCCTCAGCAGCCACACGACGTAGCTCGGACTCGACCAGGCGGTTACCGACCTCGGCAAGAGCCGACTGACGAGCCTCCTGCTTAGCCTGCTCAAGAGCCTTTTCGGCTTCCGTCATGGTCGCCTGCTTCAGCTCGTCACGCTCCTTGGAAGCCGACTTCCACCGGTTCTCGTTCTCCCGGCTCAGGTGCTTCCACTTCTCCAGCTCTGCCAGAGCCTCTTCAAGAGTCTGGGGACCCTTCGGTGGCTCGTTCTGCGGAGCCGGCGGGGCAGGGGGAGTCTGCTGCTGCCCATCACCAGCAGGGGGATTAGGAGCGTTGTTGTTCGTGGGGTTCTGGGAATCACTCATGACGTACCATCCATTTCGGCTGGGCATGAAAAATGCCCTCCGCCATTTCGGCTGAGGGCCTACGAAAGGACGGGACCTAAGCCCGTCTGGAGTTACGCGCCGGCCTTCTGCCGGGCGGCGTTACCTGAGTTCCCCTGCGGTGGCTTCTGAGCCACCTTCTCGGGGCTTGCACCCTTCTCCGCACCAGGCCCACCAGGGGCCCCCATAGCGGGATTCGGGTACTTGTTCGCCAGTTCCATTGCGGCCTTGGCGTCCTCTTCCCGCATCTTGCGGAAACGCTCGATCTGCTGAGGGGTGTATCCGGCATCGGACAGGAGCTGGTCTATCGGGACGCCGATCATCTTGAGCTTCAAGAGGGCGTCCATGTGCTGAGCTTCTGTGCGGTTTTCCGGATCACGCCAGATCACCTCAGCGCCAAAGGCTTCGGACCTCGGGTCCTTCATGACCTTGAAGCACAGGCGCATTACGCGCTCCCATGCCTCTCCGAAATGAAGCATCCGTTCCCGGACCTTGGAGATAAGACCTGCCTCGGCAGAAGTAATCGCCTCGCCCGAGGGTGCCGTTCCACCGTTGAGAAGGAAGTAGTGGAACGGAATTCTGGATATGCTCGCCATGTGCTGAACCAGCATCTCGACGAGCTTGACATAATTGCCGAGATCAGCAGCCTCGAACTGCCCGAACTTCGCGTTGGGGTCCTCGGCCTGGAGCAGCTTGTCAACGGCAATCTTGAACGGCTCGACGGGGTTACCGTTCTCGTCTTCCTGGATCTCAAGGCCCGTCACATAGCGCTGAGGCCAGGCCGCATACTCGGACGCCAGGAGAGCGTCAGACACAATCTTGTTGATGGCGTCCTGAATGGGGATCACAACGGACAGGTCAGAGATGGGGTCGCCTGCAATTCGGAACCTGTTGTTGATGGGGACGACAGGAACCTCACCAAGCGGGTTCTTCTCGGCCTTCTGCTCCTGCCATCCGCTCTCACCACGAATGAACCGGTAGACGACGTTGGGCATCCACAACGTGACCCATTCGCGCCCCCAATCGTCCACATAGAACTTGGCAGCGGCCTCTATCTCCCGGCGAGAGCCGGGGTAGAACTGCACAACCACGTGCTCCGCGGACTCCACCGTGATGGTCGGCTTACCATCCTTGTCAGCCCACACAACGGCGTATGAGACACCGTTGATAAGGGCATCAAGGTGTGCCCCATTCGACTCGGCATCCATGAAGTTCCGTTGCCAGATCTCCCGAGCGTCCTTGTCCGCCTCGGGCTCATCCGTCATCCGGAAACCATCAATGGCCAGACGTTCATTCACCGAGTCAACGATCAGGCCCGAGAAGTTGTCGCACCAGTTCTCGAAGAGTTCGGCGAACTGCTTCTTGTGCCGGGCCTGGGCGAACACCATCTTCTGATGCTTGCCGTCGTAGTACTCGCTGAAGGTCTGATAGGAGCTGCGAGCCGTCAGGAGCTTCCCATTGAGATAGTCTACCCACATCTGTGGGGTGCTCGGGGGAGAAAAGATGCCATCGGGCATATGAACCTCCGTTCTAGAAGCCGACTACGCGACCTCTACGGCGCTTCATACGGCCATCGGCAATTGCGTCGGCTCTGGCCTCCAGGGCGAGAATCGCGCACACGGCAAGGTCGATCTTTCGCTTCGACCTCGGGCTGTCTTTCTGAATGAGAATGCCGACTTCACCACCGACCATGACCTCACGAGTCACGGCATTGAGAACGTGACGAGTAAGCCGCTCGTCTCCGTCGTGGCAAATCTCTTTGGTCATCACCGCGGAACGGAATCGCTCCGTGGCCTGCACCATCCGAGTGGGCTTGTTGGTCCAGAACTCGAAGACGTAATCGGTGTCCCTGGTGGCGAACTGAATAGCCCAGCGGCCAATGGCCTCCTGGAAGTAAGGAGGGTCTCCGTACATCCACTCGACCTGATACGTCTTGAATGCCTTGTAGACCGCGGCCTCAACCGCGAGGGTGTCAACTTCCCAGTCCGGGCCGGCGTGTTCCGGCTTCTCCCAAACGTCGACCACGAAGAGCTTGCCGTCCCTCAGCCGACAACCGACAAGTCCTGTCGAATCGTTCCTGACCGAACCGTCAAATCCCAAAGCGATCTGATCGCCCGGCTTGATCGGGTCGTCCTCGTTGAGAATGGCTTCCCATTCCTCCTTGGACATCCACCCATCTGCCGATTCGGCAATCTGGTTCAGGTAGAACCGGTGAGCCACTGCTCGGGGTGTGCGAGGGTCCTGGATGGCCTGGACGATACTGTCCACGTCGACCCAATAGGAGTCGGCGTACGCCTCTCTGACGGCCTCTCGGAGAGCGTCAGTATCCTTGAGGTCGATGTCCTTCTGAGAAGCCTCTACACAGTCGTACAGGAGCCCTGGAGTCCCGGCTAGGAAAGCCTCGTAGGTCCCTTGGGCAACCGACTCCTCATTCGGATTGAAAGCGTTCGTCGACTCCAGGAGCCTGGAGCCAGCGCCGGCCGTCTTCCGGACGTTGCGATCCAGCACCTCGTAGACGTAGACACCCTGATTGTTGGGGACGAGGTGATGGGACTCGTCCAGACACACAAAAGTCTGGCGGGAGCCCTCAAGTCCGCGGGAGGAAGCGGTAACTGGCTCAATCTTCCCAGGCCGGCCAGACTTGAACTGGACCAGGGTCTTGCCGATGTCCAGGTCGTATTCCTGTTCCGCGGGGGACTCGGCCAGCATGCCGCGGATGGCGTCGTAGACGTTCTTCGTCTGGTCGATCGACGTAGCCGCAAGGTTCACCAGCGGCAGAGGCACGGGCTTGC